AATTAGTTTTTATGTTAATGAGGATTTGTCAAATTATATGGAAATATATAACTGGATGATATCTATAGGTTTTCCAGATGAATTTCCACAATTTAATTTACATGGTGAGTCTCTTAGTGATTCGACGCCTCCTGCTTATGGGGCAATAAAATCTGATATGAATGTTATGATACAAACAAATAAATCCAATTCAAATTATAATATTACCTTTAAAGATGCCTTTCCGACATCTATAGGTGAGATTCCCCTAGATTCTACAGCTACAGACCTACAGCCTATTGCTGTTGATGCCACCTTTGCTTATACTGGCTCATTTAGCATAGCTAAGGTAGGTTAAACTTCTTCCTTGTATTATCCCTAATTTTTTGATATACTTATATTATGAAAATAAATGAGATAAGAGATTTAATAAAAAAAGATACTAATTTTATAGAAGCAGAATGTAATATTGATATTGCTTCTTTGTCTGTGCCCAAGTTGTGTTCAAAATATCAGAGTTTGATTTATGATGAAACTATGGCATTAAGATATTTTGAAAAAGAATATGATATAATGAAATGTCAAAGAACACTTTATTATACGGGTAAGGCTGATCCAGAAGATTATCAAAAAGAACCATTTGATTTAAAAGTATTACGCAGTGATTTAGACTTGTTTCTAAATGCGGATAATAAATTAAATGACTATAAAGATAAAGTTAGAGCTCAACAACAAAAATTAAACTACCTTACAGAGTTTACAAAGTCAATAATGGGATTGTCTTTTAATGTTGGTAATGCGATTAAATGGAAGAAATTTCTCAACGGTGAAATTGGATGATTGTTGTAGGTAAACTTAATGAATCATATTTGCAAGTATCTTGTGAACGACATATTGCTTATGAACTAAATGAGTATTTTGCATTTAAAGTTCCTAACGCACAGTTTCACCCAAAGGTTAGAGCAAAGATGTGGGACGGGAAAATACGCTTGTTTAATATGCAAACAGGTCAGATGTATCTTGGTCTATATCCATACTTGCAAGAATGGGCAGAGAAACATTCCTACAGAATACAAACTGATATAGTACAAGCAAAAAAACTTTCTGGTTTGGATGTAGAGGGTATCAAAGAGTTTTTTGACTCGCTTAATTTGCATTGTAAACAGAAACCTATAGAACCTAGAGACTACCAGATTGCATCATTTTTACATTGTGCAAAGGCTGAAAGAGCTCTATTGTTGTCACCGACATCTTCTGGTAAGAGTCTAGTTATCTATTCATTAATTAGATGGCATCAACAGTTTCTTGATAACGATAAGATACTGATATTAGTTCCTACTACAAATCTGGTAACACAGATGTATAATGATTTTAAAGATTATTCATCTGAACAGCCTGCATGGAATGTAGAGAATCAATGTCACATGATATATTCTGGTAAAGAAAAAGAAACAGATAAACAAATCGTTATCAGCACATGGCAATCATTGTTTAGACTTGGTGCATCATATTTCAAGAAATTTGGAATGGTTGTAGGTGACGAAGCTCACCTATGTAATGCTCAGAGTCTTAAAGGTATCTTGGAGAAAATGACCAGTTGTAAATATCGGTTTGGAACTACTGGTACAATTACAGATTCCAAGACAAATAAACTGGTATTGGAAGGTCTATTCGGTAAGACTTATCAAGCTGTTACATCTAAACAGTTAATGGATGATAAACACATATCAGACTTGAGTATTAACTGTTTAGTATTAAAGTATAATGACGCTGAACGACAACTAAATAAGAAAGCAACATATCAGGAAGAAATTGATTTTGTTGTTACACATAAAAAACGAAATGAGTTTGTCCGTGACCTTGCACTGGCTAGAAAGGGTAATGTATTGGTTCTCTTTAACTATGTAGAGAAACATGGCAAGGTATTGCATAAACTATTAGAAGCTAAAAACAAAGATGACAGAAATATTTTCTTTATAGCTGGTGAAACATCGGTAGAGGATAGAGAGAAGATACGACAAGTTACAGAAGTTGAAAACTCTATTATCGTAGCATCGTCTGGTGTTTTATCTACAGGGGTTAATATTAAGAATCTACAAACCTTGATATTTGCTCATCCATATAAAGGGAAGATTAGGAATCTTCAATCAATTGGTAGGGTTCTCAGGTTGGATGATAAAAGCAACAAAGCTATATTGTTTGATATAGTTGATGATTTATCATGGAAGAAGCGACATAATTATGGTATTAAACATTGGAAGGAAAGGGTAAACACATATCTAAATGAGAAGTTTGATTATATGTGTAAAGAGATAACTTTATAAAGGAAATTGACATGGGTAAGACCTATAAGAAAATTGTGAGAAACAAGTTTGAAAAGAAAAAATTTATCAATCTTAAAAAGAAGCAAGAGTTTATAGAGGATTACGAAAATGAAGAAGAAAGTCTTGAAGCAGTGTCAGAGGTGCGAGGAGAAAACGGAACAAGTAAAGACGAGTGAAGGATTTGCAGGATACACTTATTACAATGATTATACTTGTTCTTGTGGTAAAGTAAATTCTTTTAAAAAAGTAGGTGATCCAAAACATGAAACTATATATTGTATTAATTAACTAAAGGATATTATAATGATTATTAATGTGGTTAACAAAAGTGAAAATCCATTACCCAAATATGCTAAACATGGTGATGCTGGTATGGATATATGTGCAGCTGAGGATGTTACTATCTCATCATTTAGTTGGAAAGCAATACCTACTGGAATATATATTGAATTACCAGAAGGTTATGAATGTCAAATTAGGTCAAGGTCTGGACTAGCAGCTAAGTTTGGTATTCAAGTTTTGAATAGTCCGGGCACTATTGATTCTGGTTATCGCGGTGAGGTTAAAGTTATTTTAAAGAATGGTGATCATAGACCATACGATGTTAAATCTGGTGACAGAATAGCTCAGATGGTTTTTGCTCCCGTAACAACTGCAACTCTTACAGAAGTTGCTGAACTTTCTGATACAGACCGAGGCGAAGGTGGTTTGGGGAGTACAGGAAAATGACTGATAAGAGAAAACATTATATAGATAATGAGAAATTTTTTACTGAAATGAAAAAATGGAAGCAGAAAGTTTTAGACAATAGAGAAATAGACGAGCCTGATCCCCCATCAACTGAATTTATGGGCGAATGTTTTTTAAGAATATCGGAACATTTGGTGATGCGTCCTAATTTTATTAATTACACTTTTAGAGATGATTTAGTTTCTGATGGTGTTGAAAATTGTTTATTATATGCTCATAATTTTAATCCTGAAAAATCCAAGAATCCATTTTCTTATTTTACACAAATTATATTTCAATCATATGTCAGAAGGATTGTTAAAGAACGAAAATTAATGCATATTAAATACCTTTTTGTTGAACGGTCTGGTATACTTGATGAGCTCAATACAAACAGTGAGGATAATAAAAAGATAACTAAGGTATGGGTTGATTATTTGAGGTCACATGAAAAATATGCTACAAATCCTGATAAGAAAAAGAAGAAGTCAAAGCCTGATTTAGAGTTGTATTTTGGGTGATTTAAACTTTTCCTTGTATTATTAACAATCTTATGATAGACTAAGGGTTCTAATGGAGTATGATGTAATGATTTTTGAGGAGTGTCCAAGATGTAAGCAGTTTGAATCAGATCATAATTTCATGAATTGTGGATTTACAATGACTAAATTAGATGACGGTACAGTAAAGCAAGAATTTGAATGTAGCCGTTGTGGATTTAAATGGGAGAGGAAATATGAAAATCGCTCTGATAACGGATCAGCATTTCGGAGGGAAGCAGGACAGTCAAAACTTTTCTAATTATATTGAGGTATTTTACCGTGAACAATTTTTTCCATATTTGTCTGAAAACAATATTTATGATATTGTTGATCTCGGCGATACTTTTGATCGTAGAAAATTTGTTAATTTTAATACACTAAATCAAGTTCGTCAGTTCTATTTTGATACCTTATATGATCGGGGTATTAAATTACATTCTATTGTAGGTAATCATTCTACTTATTACAGAAACACAAACTCTGTTAATAGCTCTGATTTACTTTATGGACATTATGAAAATGTTAGCACATATCCATCACCGGAAACAATATGTATTGATGAAACACTTATTGATTTGATTCCGTGGATTAATACAGAGAATTATGATGAAACCATGAAGTTTATTAAGAACTCTAAATCACAAGTAGCATTTGGACATTTGGAAGTTCAAGGGTTTGCTATGTATAAAGGATATAAGGCTGAAGAAGGTATCCCTAAAGAGTTATTTGATAGTTATGAGGTTGTCTGTTCTGGTCATTATCACCACAAGTCAAGTAAAGGTAATATACATTATCTAGGAGCTCCTTATGAAATAACATGGAGTGATTACGATGACCCTAGAGGTTTTCATATATTTGATACAGAAACCAGAGAGTTAGAATATATTCGTAACAAGTTTAGATTGTTTGAGAAAATATATTATGATGACGAAAATACAGATTACTCTAATATAGATGCTGGATATTACAAGAATAAAATTGTTAAGCTGATTGTAGAAAATAAAACTAATCTAAAACAGTTTGAGGATTTTGTTGATAGGTTATACAGAGCAGAACTAACTGATTTAACCATACTTGAGGATTTATCAGAATACACCATGAGGTATAACGAAGATGACGAAACAGACGTAGAAGTTGGTAATACCTCTACATTTTTAGAAGAGTATGTGGATGGTATGAAAGTTGAT